AAAACCGGCATTTGTCCAGATTCAAGGTCTACATTTTTTGACACTCCATTGATTTGTATACTGTCATAATCATAGATACCTGATACAGCTCCAAGGATACTGTTGATCGCTGATATTCTAACCGCACTATCATTCGATGAAACATTTAACAAATATGACTGAAGTGCAGCTTTCAAATCATTCTGCACATCGCCAATTTCTGCTTCTCTCAAATAAACCACAGCTGATATGTTAACTACTACTGTTTCAGGAGCCGTTATCTCTAATACAGCATTGGGCGGTGCTAAACGATCTGATTCACTATCTGGACGCATAATATAATCATACACAGCATCTTGAATCTGCTTCGATGCTGGTACTCCGTTCTGATCCATTAAGATGATCTTGATTATTCCAGAGTCATCTTTTGCTGGTATCACAGTAACTGCACCAACACCGGGAACTGACAATGCCCATCGTTTATAGTCTGCCACATTTCCAACATAGGAAATGTCATGGCTTCGATCATACTCAACAATTCGTTCTCTTAAAGTATCATCGTCCTCTTCATCCAAACCGCCTGTAACAGCTTCCTCATTTGTAACAGAGATTATTTCATCGAGCAGTTCTCCTGTCTCATCTCCAGTATGTAATACGATCGTATTTACTCCAACATTGCTTGCAGATCCTCCTTCTGCTGCCTCAATTGGAATCTTTGCATTTCCAAGAGAATCGACCGTAACTTCCTCTGTTGTTACAAAATCTATCGTATTTCCTTCGTCATCTGCTTCTGTAGAAAAACCATATCCTAAAGGAATAACAAGACCGGCTTTTGCTGTAACAGTCACATATCCTGTTGCATTTACCGATTCTCTTCGTACAAGACCTCTTCCATCAGCGTGGTAATCCAATAGGTAAGATTCTTCACAGGTTACCGGCGAAAGACTTTTCAATACTTCCACAAGCACATATTCTTTTAGCTCTGCTATCTCAATCGCTGTCGGACGTGTAAAATCCCAAGGAAAGCCGCCTTCGGATTTATCAATATCTTCTGGAAGATTGCTAAGCATCTTTTCATGGATTTCCTCTTCACTCGAATTATTCAAGAAATCTGGCAATTCTAGTTCTTCTGCTTCCAATGCCATTTTTAGACCACCTCACTTTCAAATTGTGTCTGTATTTCTATATCTCCATCAATACCCTGCACCTGTACTGTTACAAGACAATGTTCTGCTTCCCATTGAAACATAATATTCCCAACGTACAAAGTTCTTTCGGACGGATCAGCCATCAATGCTTCTTCGATTTCTCTTTGTAAAATGCTTTCTGCCTCTTCACGGCTATCCGCTTGCAAGGCACTTTCATAGTCAATCCCAATGTCGGTGGAATATCCTTCATGAGCGTATCTTTGTGTCATGATCGTTTTGTAACACCATTGCACCCACGCCTCGAACCCGGATGCCTCTTTTAATTTTCCATCGTGAAGCGTAACAAAGTCTCCAGTATCAAAATCAAAAAAGATGCTGGGTTTATAACCTGCATCTTCCTCTTCTTCTGTATTTTCTTCCTCAGTTCCTTCATTCTCTTCATCTTCAAAATATTCTTCTTCATTTTCATATTCCTCTGGGAAAAGATTATCCGGCATCTTCTTCATCTCCTTCCACTTTACCGATCACAACGATTTCCTCTGCATCTGTCCAGATCAGTAATACTCGATCGCCATCACTTACTTTCGCATTAGACAACATTAAAAAATCGTCATCCGGTTCTGCACTTTCTGGATAAGAGTCAGGAAGAATCCCTCCGTCTTTCATAGTTCCAAGTTCTGCAACAACATCCGCTGCACTTTGGTTTCCTTTAGAAATCTGTTCGATCGCACGAATAAAATTTTTTCTTCCATTTCTCTGCATAGAACTCTCCTTTAGTAAAAAACAACGTCCATCGTACCAGCCACACAGTCATGTGTAATACTTTTTACTGTTTTATTTCCTTTAAGTCCAGCGGTACCACATCCAACATAAACGGTGTCTCCACGTTTTATCTTCGGATTACTGATCGCCGTTACTATATATTCATACTTGACCTTTGCACTGCTCTTCAATTTCTTTTGTGCTTGTTTCTTTATTTTTGAAAGTTTCTCCTTCTTGTCTTTATCCATGACTTCTTGGATCGTACCAAACTTCGATGTATTCTTAGATACTGATGCAAGTTTAGGGATTGACTTTTTCTTAGCTTCTCCGTAGATCTTTATCTTTGTAACGATATCATCCATTGTCTCTTTTACCTCTATGGAGATTACATTCTTTCCTTCCTCAATCTTATAAATCGTTGTATTAGTATTGGCATACTTGACAATCACTGTAGTTCCTTCAATCGTAAAAATATATCGGCTGGAAAGTTTACTTTTCGCTTTGTTCAGCACATATACTATCATATCTCCAATGTTCTTTTGCACTGGTTTGATCCTTTTGTTTTTGATTGATCCGTAACTGTATTTCAGTTTCAACTTCCATGCCGTACAGATTCTTTTTACAATTTCCTTTGTGCTGAGACCTTTTTTATAATAAAAATAGTCTTGGGATTTCATCATATAAATCAAGTAATCATAGGCTGTAAATGTTACCTTTTTTTCTGTATCGGTAACCCTGTCTCGATCCCAGATCACGCCTCGAAATACTTCAAAATCTCCATGTCCAACATTCGCATATATGTATAATCGATCTGATGGCTGAATCAATGTCGCAAGTGTTACACCATTTTTCGCAGCGTTCATTACTGTTAAGCTGACCTCTTTTGCCAGCGAATCAGGATCATCAGACATTGTCAGGTCCTGTATAACTTTCGATTTGTATAGATCGTATTCTTGCCCCGAAGCCGTCTTTACAACTGCTTTATACCGCGGATTTCCTAAACTTGGCATATCTTCCTATCCTCCTATCATTTTTAACAGTGTTTTATAATCAGCAACACCAGTTACTGTTAATTTGTGCTTACGTTGGTAAGTTTTAATCGCTGTTACTGTCTTAGATCCGCAAGCACCATCCTGTTTGACTCCCACCATTTTCTGGACAAATTTTACGACCTGTCCTTTTCTTCCGGTTCGAATCGTGATCTTTTTCATGGCTGATTTCATCGAAGATGTCAGCTTTTTATCAACTTTCAGCTTCGAGTAGCCATCTTTATTCATTGCTTTCTTTAATTCCTCAACCTTGGAATTAGAAACTGATTTACTGCTTTGAACAGGAATCACAAGCACCTGTCCTTTATAGATCGTATATTTGCTGATCTTTTTCTTTGGATGTTTCTTACGTTCCTTTTTATTCCTAGAATCAATCAGTTTCTTATTTGCATTATAAATAACCTTGTATTTTTTACTGGACCCAAGATATTTTTTTGCAAGTTTCCGTAATGTTTGTCCTTTCTTTACTTTGACCTTTTTCTTTGTGGTTTTGGTACTTCTTTTCGTTGAGGAAACACTTATTTTTTCGTAGTCGATAAATCTTACCGTGTAGTAATAATCATTCAGGCTTTTGACCGTAGAATCGTATTCTGAAACACGCATATCAACATTGATCTTCGTTCCTGTAATACAGACATTTACCACTTTCCCATACTTAGCCCAGTATTTCATCAGTGCATCTAAGGTTGCTGGATCAGTCCACTTACGAACAAATTTCATGCCTTTTCTTGCTTCTCCGGGAAAAAAACATTCCCAGCTTAGTTCTGAAAGATTTTTACCATTCGGAACACTGACCTGACCTAATTTATAGATATCATATTCTGCAAACTTACCTTCGATTGATGATTCAATTTCTTCAGGAATGATCGGAATTTGTATCTTCTGATCATTCCCTTTTGAATTTTTTCCAGTAATATATATGTCCATTTACATTACCTCCGCTGTTCTGTTACTTGCCGTTGATCCGATTGCATCTGCGATCGCCTGCATAATAGCATCTGCGATCTCTCCTTTAGAGTTTTTGATAGCATCAACTATGCCGTCATTTCCAGATGCATTGACGCTGATCGTAATACCACCAACGTTGATCACTGGCTGACTGCTACCAGACGAAGCTTTTCCAGATCCGGATGATCCTCCAACAAGTCCACCTTTGGCATGCTTTGTAACGCCTAAAATCTGTCCTGCTTGATTCCAGAGAGATAATGCACGGCTTCTATGTCTAGAAAGTGGAATGACCATTTCGTTTCCTTCTTCTCCTAATTCAGAAACGATATGACCTCTGACCAGACTACCCTTCGCATTATGAAAGAACTTTCCATTTTTCGGTAAGGCTGTCTGTACTTTCGGTGCGGATGATGTCTTTTTGCTTGTTTTCTTTTTACCAGATTTTGAAGAACCGCTATTACTTAGATAACTTCCACTAGTAATACTTTTGATTGCACTTGCTTGTGCAGCAGTTGTACTTGCTGCGGATGCAATCGTTGAGGCTGCGGATGCTAAAGCACCTGCAAGTGATAATGCGGAACTTCCAGCACTTTGTAAATTACCACCAGCTGCAAGTGACATTGATCCCATAGTTCCCAATTTTCCACCAGCTGTTGCAGACATTCCACCTAAGCCACTGACTTTTCCACCGGCAGCACTTGTTGCCCCAGAAAAAGCTTTCGTACTCTTAGAACCGACGTTTGTCTGCTTTGTATTCTTCTTATTCTCCTCATAAGCTTTCTGAACAGAATTAGTCAGCTGATTATACTCTTTGTCTGGTCCAACATTCAGATTCTTATTTTTCTTACCTCTAACAGTATGTGCCATTGTTCCGCTCATTGTTGAGTCAAGTTTCAGTTCTTTGTTTTGCTTTTTATATGTACTCTGTACTGATTTTCTTAACCAATCTTTTTTCTTTTCGGATTCTGGCTCATATTTCTCACGGATCTTTCGTATGGAATCTTTATTGTAAGAATAATATTTCTGCGATTTTGCAGTTAATGAATTGTTATCCTTTAGTGCTTCCTTACGATTTTTAAGGTAATTATCTCCAAGGTACTTTTCTTGACCCTTTTGAATTTCTTTTACCTGTTTCGATGTTACATTCCAAGATTTCGCACTTTTTTCGGATTCTTTTTTGATCTTATCCATGTTCTTTCGGATATGATCGCCTGCTTTGTTACCTTTTGTCAGTGCTGCAAATCCACCAACACCGGCACCAATCAATCCACCGGCAAGTGTACCAACAATCGGAACAGCTGAACCAACCAAAGCTCCGGCGGCTGCTCCACCACCGACCATGCCAAGCTTCGTACCACCTCTGTAGTTTTCTTTTTTCTTAGTAGCTTTATTCTTTGATGTCGCAGCGTTGATAAAGTTACCTGCTGCACTTCCAATACCAGCAATTCCTAAAGCTCCACCTAACAATGAAGCCCCACCAACGGTTGCTGCTCCGCCGGCTGTTGCTGCTCCTGATCCAAGTTTTACTCCGAGATTTCCAAGAAAAGCTTTCCATCCAGTAGCCGCAACTGTTTCTCCATTTTTCAATGTAACACCAGATCCACCCAAGCCAAATAAGCCACCCGGTGTCCTTGTTGGTCCTGTCGGCTGTGTTGTCTTCGGTGTAGTTCCACTGCCAGTTGGTGTGACAGGACTTCCACCGTTTCCAGTGCCAAGCCCACCGTTCACATTTACAACGGATGCTGATACATTCATAAGTCCAATAGAACTTCCAAGAGGATTTCCAGAACCACCTGAACCACCAGTGATCAGGTCTGTCAAAGTCATTCCCTTTTTAAATAGTCCTGAGCCTATCTTAAGTGCCAACGCACCGGCAAGATAGTCCTCTATTCCGGCTTTATCTCCACCGGGTAATAAATCCTTAATAGATTCTTTAAACCAGTTCCCTCCGGCTTTAACGATATCCTTGCCTATACCAGATATCTTCTTAACGATCGCTGGTCTTCCGCTGGAATCCCACCACTGTGAAAATTGATCGCCGATCATCTCTTGCCATGCAATGTTAATCTTTCCGCTGATTGAAGCATTTTTAAACTTGTCACTTTGGAATAATTTATTGGCTTTTTCTGCTAAATTTGATACTGCATCAACGGCTTTCCCAGAAATCTCTGCCGAAAACTTTTCAATCCCTGATCCCATTTCTGCAATCAGTTCTTTGTTCTCCGATCTCCACTGACGGAACTTACGAAGTCCGGGAGAAATGCCATCTCCAAGACCTTTTCCAAGCTTCTTAAATACGTTATTTGTAACAAATGACTTGACACCTAGCATCAGGTTTCCAAGGTTATCGCTCTGCTTTTCCATCAATCCGTCATACTTCTGAAAAGCTTTCATAGCCTGCGGCCATGTCTGGCTGATTTTCTTGTTCGATGCTGCAAGTGCTTCCAGTTTTGTTCTGTCCTGTCCAGAAATAGCACCCATTTCCTGTAATGCGGCGGTAGCTTCTCCAATTGTCTGGTGGTTCTTCATTCCGTCATACATACGTCCAACCCATAAGGCTACATCGGAAAACTCGGAGTTCGTACCGGCTGCTACGTCTCCAACCATCTTTAAGCCTTTTCCAGTTGACAATGCATTTCCAGTAAATACCTGTAAGGTACGAGAAGCCTGATAAATTTCATCCCTCGTAAATGGGGTACTACCAGCAAACGTCGTCAGATCATCTATTCGCTTCTGGGCTTTCTTCTTACTTCCAAGTAATACCTCGAACGATGATTCCAAGTTCTGCTGCTGCACTTCCAGATCAATGGACGTTTTGATTGTTTGTCCAATCCCTACCGCTGCAAATGCTCCAGCAACGGCATTTTTGACATTAAATACCTTGGCTTTAAGATCACTTAATTTGGTTGTTGCAAAGTCTTTAATCTTAACTGCTGCGGTAAAAGACATTTTTCCAAACTTCAACCCAGCCGATGTAATTCTACGAATTTTTGGAGTTGCTTTATCGTCTGCTCCCACTTGGATTTTCGGTCTTTCCTTGCCCAGTCTTTCGCTTTCTTTTCGTGTTCTGTCAAGCTTCGGATTTGCCTTATCGTCTACATCTACATGAATCCTTGGCTTTTTCTTTCCTAGATCATCAAGTTCTTTTCTAACCTTTTCAGCATCTTTTCCGGTCTGGTTCAGTCCTTGCGATGCATGGTCTGTATACTTCGATACAACGTCAATTACGATTTCTTTATCTGCCACTTATGCATCGCCTCCTTCCATAGCTGTTATAAGTGCTGCAAAAATAAAAGCCCTTTCTCCTTCTGGGAGATCAAGGGCTTTTGATGGCAACATTCCAGTCCGTAGATAATTTTCTGCAAGCAGAGAAGCTAACGGACTGGACTTAATTAGTTTTTTGCATAATCAATAACGTTTGTACCACTGCCGGATAATTCTTCAATCTGTCCACTGACTGCTTCAAGTTCTCCAGCTGTAAGGATTTCCTTAATGATTTCTGCCTGTGTCATAACCATGTGACCAGCTTTGTTCAGTCCTTCTTTCAACGCTGGATTATCCCAGAATTTCGTTCCATCACTTTCTGGAACTGTTGCAATGTAAATCTGCCATGCCATGTAATCTGCATTGCTTACGCTTTTCTCAATCAATGGAAGTGATGCTCCACCCGGATTTGGCATATAAGTTGTTGCTCTCTTTCTGCAATCCGTGATCTCGTCAAAGGATAATGGACGAATATCGAATTTAAACAATTTCTGTCCGTTTCTTTGAATATTTAATGTCTGACTTACCTCTGTTTTATACTCTGCTGCCTTTAACAGACCAGTGATAAGGTCCATTTCATTTTCTTCTGTTACATTGATATTTGTTTTCTTCTCTGCCATTTTCTTATCCTTTCTTTATGCTGCCAATGATTTAATACAGTCTGGTACGCTGTTAACAATAAACTGGCACTGTCTCTTGATGATTTCTCCCGGTTTTACATCCAGAATGTTTGTATCTCCGTCAGGAATACATTCATCTAACAGATATTTGCTTTCTCCACCAGCAAGTGGTTCTGTAACACCGCCCTGTAAACTGAATGTAGGAATTTTCCCATTTTTAATCGCTTCCAGCATTGGTACGATCGTCAGATCATCTCTTACTACAGCTTCAGTGAACGATGCTGTAAATTTAACACTGTCTGGAACTCCATATGTCTGTACATCTCCTGCCGGATGGAAATCTACGTTTGAAAAATTCATTCCGATTGTAAACTCTTCCACGGATGCAAACCAGATGGAGACTCCATCCAGTGTAATAAAAAGCTTTCCGTCTTTTCCTGTCATCAGCTTTCTAGTATCAAAACCTTTTCCACTCATCTATATAACACCTCCTACTGTGCGATATACTGGAACTGATATGTTAAGTAGATCTTTTCCATGCTGTCAACGTCATCAATGCGGATAATAAAGTATGCATAATCCGCTGCATGTGGATTTTCTGTATCCTCATAAAATTCGTAAGTATCTAAGATCTTTCCTTCTCTGTTCATTTCAGCCAGTACTTTTTTAGCTTCCTGAATTACATTATCAACGCCTGCTGCATTGTTGCTGATCTTACCGATCAATGGTTCTAATGTACGATTGATACGGTCAAAAGCTTCATAACGGACAGCTGTACGTTTGATCTTCTTCCATCCTTCGTCATCGTCCTCATCCAGAACTGTATATGTGTTCACTCCTGAATCAAACCAGACCTGTCCTTCCTGTCCTTCTGACAAAAGAAGCAATCCAGATTTGATCGCATCGACATATTGTTCATTCGTCAGCTGTTCAATGCATGACTCCGCATCTGGAATCTCTGTATGTACAATTGATGTACTTGAATCTTTGCATCCAATCACACCTGCCTGAACTGCTGCAGCAAGGTATCCTTCCACCCTATCTCCGGCAGTATTATAATATCCGCTACCGCAGTAAATAAAATATGGTGCATTATAGGATTTTGCATTCGTTTTTCTTGTAGCAAGTGACTTTCCTGCCGCTTCTCCAAGTACGCAAACACCCAATGCACCGTTTGAATGGATTCTTTCCATGTATGTCTTCGCTAATGCTTTAACATCTTCTTCGACTGTATCAAGCACCAGTACATTCCAAGCATAAGTTTCGAATGCATTAAACGCATTGCTGTAATCTTCTGTTGTGACTGCCGGTGCTGATCCACCAGCCAAAGCCTGCTGTGCAACCGTCTGCATGATCCCGGATGCTCCAGAAACAAGTTCTGCGGATAAATACTTGCTGTCTTTCATTGCTTCCACCAGATTTGCAGCCTCATTTACATCCGCACCAGCGATAAAGCTTACTTTCTCAACAAGTGTTGCCCCATTGTAAACGGAACACTCTTTTGTCGTTTCATCTCCTAATTTCTGTTTTACAGTTACGGAGAATTTCAAAGCGGTTGGATATTTTGTCTTTAATGTAACTGCATTTGTGGCTGTGGTTGTCTGTAAGGACAGGCTTCCTTCTTTACCACCAGTTCCAAGACGGTAAAGATATACCGTGTTAGCACCTGCATCAAACAGTTTTACCGCTGCATCGATCGTTCCACTCTCCATATAAAGTGAAAGAAGATCACTCTTTGATGTGATCTTCTGAATCTCTCCAACTGGACCAAAATCTGCATGAACCGGAATACAGAAAACTCCGTTCATTGCGGATGCTACACCATTATTTGTGATCTGCTCATGTCTGCGATAAACTCCAGCTCTTTCCTTTTTCTCGCCTTTTAAAAATAATCCGGACAAGTTCTTATACCTCCTTCTTCTTAAATGTATCTACAAGTTTCTTTGCTGTGCTCTGCGTTGCTTCTTTAACACCTGCCCTTGCAAATGCTGTTCGGATAATATCTTGTGATACTCCTAACACCTGTGGATTTTCTGCATATTCATCCACAGTATAAGTAACTTCTGGCACTGTTTTTGTTTCGTCTTTCTTTTCTGCCATTGTTTCCTCCTAACTTATCGTAATTGTCTTTAATTCATCGACTGTTTCAACATCTCGTAGCTTTCCGTACTGACCTCTTACCGTTACCTGTCCATCTTTTAATGGATCAAGTTTCGTGCTGTATGCCAGCTGATTTACAAAAAACGGCGATCCATCATTCATAACGAACCGCTCTCTTTCCTGTAAATCTTGCAGCAAGTTCATAACAAACTGATCAGCATTTACATCCGATCCGGAGATCACATGTACCTTGATGTTGTTTGTAAACCATGTACAAGCATATGTCGATGGGAACGTTCCTGGCTGCATAGAATCCAGTCTAGTATAAACAACCACTTCTTCATCATCCGGCTTCCAGATTTCGTCAAGTTCCGTGTTATTGATCACTGTCACGTTCCAGTTCTCATCAATGTGCTTTGCCAAAGAACCGACTGCATCCAGCGGAAGGTATGAATGTTTTGGAAAAGCATATGCATCGAATGTCAACACTGATCCACATACTTCTACATCCATTTGCCCTTCGATTGCTTCCTGAAATGATTCTGACTTTCTCCAGACAAGAGAAATCGTTGTATCTTCATCGGTCAAGAAAACTCCTTCAAACGCTTTTTTCAGGATCTTCTTCGCTTCAAGCAAGTTCTTATATCCTTGATTATTAAACAGATACGCTATTGCAATCTCCATCGTTCCAGAAACCTTACGCTCTGAATCATCTTTCAGATTCAGCCCATAGATGATACGCCCATACTGCGAACCATCCCACCTTGAATCAGAATCATCAGGTGCCTGATCCAAAAATATTGCTGGTCCATTTTTGAACGCAGCCAATCCGTTAATATTCAGGCTTTTTAAATACTTGTAAATTATTTCTTTCATAGAGTTACCTCAAAATCTGAACCGAAGATCTTTACAATCTCCGGCTCTGCTTTCTTCTTAATTGGATCAATAAATGGTCGTTTTGCCATCTTTTTTGTGCCACCTTCCAGCCATTCAGCGTGTTTTGAATTACTTTTTATCCGACTTGTAACTTGATCTCCTTCAATCAGAGTTTGATCATCCCAGTCCTGACGTAACTTTCCAGACTGTGGTGCTGGTGTTTCTCCCGGTGCGGATGATCTATTCGGAAGCCGTTTGTATTTCTTTCCAGAACCGCCTTTCGACAATACTTCGATCTCAATATTTCTAAGGGTGTTTGTTGCCATTGCACCCTTTCTTGCCATCTCTTTTTTGATGCTTTCATCAAGATTCTTTGCACATGCTTGAAACTCAGCTTCTACGCCCATCTGTATCACTTCTTTCTAGCACATAGTAAATTGAGAACTGCCCTGTTCCAGCTGGATCTTTTGTACCCTTCACAATAAACTTACGATCATGGCACGGATCATCGCCAAGCAGTAACACATCGTTCTTACTTAGCTTAACCACTGGATGGTAAGACACAATCGTATGACTGATCGGAGTCTGGTTTTGTTTCCAGATTTCCATTGTCTTCATATCTGCTTCGGCTAGTATACCGTCTATGATCGCATCAGGGGCTTCTTTTTCATCGCCCTTTACAACCATGCCATCGTCCATGACTTCTGTATCCTGCCAGTAAACACGAAAAGACTTCATGTACTGATAAGGTCTGCCAAAGGATACCATTTTCAAAAT